CAAAAACCAAAAAAGTTTACAGGTTACGTAACCTGTTAAACATAGTATAAATTATAGGACAAATTAAAAATGTTACAACTTGTAACAGAAATTTGTAACCTATTAAAATTATGTAAAATGGGATACAACAGAGAACAATACAATCATTTAATCAAATCAAGACGAGAAGAAAGGAGGTATAATTATGAAGAGCCTCTCTGGAAAACTGAATCTATGTATGTAGATTCGGCAACGGGAGAAATCATCCTAAAAAGAAGATTAGAAAACGGAGAATACGTAAAAATTAAATCAACAACTAAATACAGTAAAGATGGAAGAACCAAAATTAAAACAATTACAACCGAATGCGAAGAAAGTAAACAACAAAGACTCTGGCGATGGTAATAAACAAACAATTGAAAGGATAGAAATAAAAGATAGTCCTTTTCATGTAATTACAATTGAAGGAGAAAGCTTCGGTGTGATGGGAGATTATAGATTAACTGAGAAAGCGAAATCAAAAGATGAAGTAGTTAAAGAGTTAGAAAAAATTACGTGGAATAGAATAGTACAAGTAATAATGCTATTAGAAGATGTAAAAACAAAAATGAACAACAAAATTAAAGAACAAGTATGAAAACAGAAATAGGCGGAGATAGATTAGGCTCCGGAAATAAACAAGAAGTAAGTCTAAGAAATTACGAAAGAAGTAGTCATGACTTAGGATATATATGGAGAAGCTCAATGGCGAGTGGAACATTAGTGCCATTTATGAGCGAAGTGGCATTGCCAGGAGATAGTTTCGATATAGACTTAGACTGTGATGTGAAAACGTTACCAACAGTAGGACCGTTATTCGGAAGTTATAAAGTGCAATTAGATGTGTTTCAATGTCCAGTAAGATTATATAATGGAAAATTACACATGAATATGCTAAATATAGGAATGGATATGAGTCAAATATTATTGCCTCAATTACAAATAATGTGTGGAGAATATGATGCAACAAAAGGAGATAATCAACAAATAAACTCAAGTAGTATATACAGTTATTTAAACATTAGAGGTTTAGGAAGAACAACATCGACATATGGGTATAGATTATTTAATGCAATACCATATTTAGGATATTGGGATATATATAAAAATTACTATGCAAATAAACAAGAAGAAAGAGGATATGTAATCCACGCTTCAGATTTAGATAATGACTTTGCAGTACAAAGCGCAACAGTAGTAACAGTAAATAGCGAAGGTACAATATTAAGTACAGATAATATATATACAGGACCACAAACAATAGATACAGAAACAAACGTACAAGATGTGTCATGTTTTATACAAGTAAAATGGGCAAGTACAGATGGAACGGCGTATGGAGAACCTGACCCAACAACATATGAAATAGATTTTGGGGGATTAGTAGTAAAAGCAACAGATATATTCGATAACGTAGCAGTAAGTCAAGTAACAACGGCATTACCGGATGTGGTATATAGTATAGCTTATACAGGATTTAATCAAGCAAGAGGAACGGCACAAGTGTTCGAAAGTGATTCGGCAGAAGTAGGAAATACAGAAGCAAGAGGACAAGGACAACCACAATTGACAGAATTTCCATTAGATAATATCGATGATATGAGAATGGATATATTAGAAGCAGTAAGAGAAACAACACCATTTGTGATAAGTAATGCTAATGCTAGCCCTTACGGATTAGGGTTACAATATACATCACCATCACCGGGAATAGTTAAAGATGTGGTAGCGACAGCAAGTCAAGAAGGATTGGGAATAAAAACATATCAAAGTGATTTATTTAATAACTGGATTAGTACAGAGTGGATTGATGGAAGTAATGGTATTAATGAAGTAACGGCAGTAAGTACGGCTGGGGATGAGTTTACAATAGATAGTTTAAACTTAGCAAATAAAGTGTATAACATGTTAAATAGAATTGCGATTAGTGGTGGAAGTTATGATGACTGGTTAGATGCAGTATATACGCATGAAAGAGCAAAAAGTTGTGAGAACCCTATTTATCACGGAAGTTTAATAAAAGAACTAGGATTTGAAGAAGTAGTAAGCATGAGTGATACTCAACTAGATGGAAATACACAACCATTAGGAACATTAGCTGGGCGTGGAAGATTGACTGGAAAGAATAAAGGTGGTAAAATTAAAATTAAAGTAGATGAGCCAAGTTATATAATTGGATTAGTAAGCTTAACACCAAGAATAGACTATAGTCAAGGTAATAAATGGGATACAAATCTAAAAACAATGAATGATTTGCATAAACCAGCGTTAGATTCAATAGGATATCAAGATTTGATAACAGATCAAATGGCATGGTTTGATACAGAAGTAAATGGTTCAGGAACGGTAACATATAGTACAGCTGGAAAACAACCAGCATGGATTAACTATATGACAAATGTAAATCAGACAAGAGGAAGTTTCGCAGTAGCAGGAGATAGTATGTTTATGACATTAAACAGAAGATATGAACAAGGAGCAAACGGAATACAAGATTTAACAACATATGTAGACCCAAGTAAGTATAATGAAATATTTGCTTATAGTGAATTAGATAGTCAAAATTTTTGGGTACAAATTAGTAATAAGATACTAGCTAGAAGAAAAATGAGTGCGAAAGTAATACCTAACTTATAAAAAATGAAATAATGGGATATAAATATAGAAAACCGAGTAAGAGTAACCTAAAAAGTGTAGAAACTGTAGAAGGAGAGCCAATAGAACACAAGATTGAAAGAATTGTGAGTAACAAAGAGCCAATAAGTGATGGGGCGCCTGAAATATTTACGGAACGTAAAGAAGGTGTAAAAAGTGCATATAACATTAGGACAGATAGATGGGAAATTGCTAGTGAAGCGATGTCTAAAGTAGAAGGAAGTATCCAAGCCAAACGAGATGCAAAAGGCAAAATATCAAAAGTTGATGAGCCTAAAGTAGTACAGTTAAAAGTGGATAAAGATAGCGAAGCTAAGCCAACAGAAGGTACGAGCAAAGCTAAGTAAGAAATATGGGGGGTGTTACGAG